GAAATCGGCTTTTCAGGGTCAAGCGCACGCAGTTCACTCAAGGACATCATCCCTAATGCCTGCTCTTCACGCAACACAATTGCGGCATCGATGCGTTCTTGACGCATCTTTACCTTTTCGTCGTCGTAATTTAGACCCAGGCTCCTGTATAGCGTCTGTACCGACGCCTGTTTAGAGCCGACAAGTCCAGTGATATTCTGGATGTAATCGCCCAGATCGTACAGGTTCATCTGATTCCATTCAACCTCGGGAACGATCAGGCGCTTCTTGCCGTCTTTGTACTCGAAGAATCCCTGTACTTCGCTGATGGGAGCAAAAACCTTGTTCACTAGCCAGCGAGCTATCATGTTCCTGAAATTGAAATACCGCTGTCTCAACACTTCCAATCCGATCGATGCAGAAGCATATACCGAACTCTCCTGGTCTATGACGGCAGGCGGAATCATCAATGCCGTATAGATGTTCTTTATGATGAGGTTCATGTCCTCGGAAATCTCAAGTACCTGCCCAGAAGCACCTACGCGCGTAATCTCCACGCCAGCATGAGTGATAAGTTTAAAGTCTTTGTCGTACTGTGCTTCCTCAAGCATCTGCCTAAAATATTCAATATCTTCAGCGGTTGCGCGGTAATCGCCGTCTCCCGTACCGCCAACTTTCACGACGGTAATTGGGTTCACCAGACCGTCAGCCTGGGCGTATTTACAGTTTCCCTGGATCGAGATTTTGCCGTTGCGGCGCGTAACAAGCAAACCATTGGGAACCTCGAAACAGAAAACCTCACCAGAGTATGGCACAAGATGTATTTTTGCCCCCCGTTTGCTTTTGTCTGAAATTATGGGGAATTCCCCCACGCCGCTGTCAAGGGACCATGATATATAAAAATACCTTTCGCCACTTTTGTAATATTGTTTCATAATAGGCGCGTAACCAGCCTTAAAAGCAATTTCTTGTACATCATTTGCTAGTTGCCACGACGATGTATTATATCGCAAAGTGGTAGTATCTCTACGCCAATGTCCAGTCAAAAAACTTCCATCTCCTTGAACCATTGATTCAAGCAAAATCCTCAACAGGCGTGGCGATAAGCATTTGACCTGTTCGGGAAGTCTCTTGTTCTTTGCCCCGCATCCTATCAAAGATGACATCTCTTCTGATAGTAATTTGCGAGTACAGCGAAAATAACTCATTTGACAGGGCTTTTCAGAAGAAAAGCCAGTATTATTTAACGATGTTGTGTTAAAAGTGTGTAAACCAATCACATTACACACCTTTTTGAAACAGGATTCCATCTCATTTTTATATTTGGATGTTTGTGATTGACCAAGTGATACGCAATATCCTCCAGGTCCACCAACATTTCTGACACTTCCTTCTGACACCAGATATCCTATAAATCGCACATAATCTTCTGTAGAAATCTGTTTTCCACACAGTTCGACATTCGCCGGCTCTTCACCAATCCATCTGGCGACAGCTCTAGAATGATATTTTGCCCCACGCACAACATCTTTCGCTTCGATGAAATCAAACTTGCCGTATCCATTGCGGTTGTATTTTGACAACCACATCCTGTGTCCTGGCGTCACCATCATATCAACCTTCTTGCCATGAAAATGATACATATCGCCATCATGCTGCCGTTTGAAACGGTTTGTTGGTTTTTGATATTCTAATTGATTGGTTTCTGGATTAAATGTTGCTATAGTATCTTCTTCAGTTATTTCATCATAAAACTTAAAACCATTGTTAGTCAAAACCTCGCTATCTATCGAATAACATTCTCTTAATTTGTCATAAAGCATCAAATCTTTAAATCCACTTACTATAATGCTTGTTCCGCGGATATCATATGGGCTAGATAGCATTTTTAAATGAGACACATTGAAGTTATCTAGTCTGATGTCCTGACCAGTTCTCACGGCATGAATGATGTTCGGCGGTATCTGCTGTCTCAGTTGCACATCTGCGGGATTGTTGCTCAGGACAAGACGCTGCAACACCTGATCGGGTCTCAATGTAATAAGTGGCTCGCCGCCCAGAACCGCCTTTTTGACATGGATGTAATCGGGATTCTGGATGATGTATCTTGACCATTTGCCAGTGTTCTCGTCGAATTCGCAGAACGGGAAACACTCGCCCATTTTCCAGAATTCAAGCGCCAAATCGCCGAGCATCGTCAGGGTGTCGGTCTCCTCCATCATGTCCTCAAAGAATATGCGGACCTTGGGATCGTGGCATTTGATATTCAATTTGCTGATAGGATATGTTGCATGCAGCGTAATTACATTGCGCACAATCGGATGCAACAGAAAGAAGTTCCTCAACCAAGCATTGACTGTTGTGCGGTCACGCGGCAGATTGAGGTTTGCCATCGTGAACAGCGGACTGTAGATTTCTGGTGCCAATCTTTCCACAGTAGAGCCAGCCGAAGTGGCTGCACCACCGCCAGCACTACCGACACTTGCGGCAAATTTCCTAATATTTTCCTGCCTAATGGCTTCAAGTCTTATGTTCTCAGCCAACTGCTGCCTATAGGCTCCGCTGTGTACTACAGTGCCAAGCGGAGAACTTATCTGATTTGAGTTCACAATATTGGACCGGCGTCCTTTACCCATGCTGACGGCATCCTGCGCGTCAAGCCATACCCCTCTGCTGACTTTGTTTTCGTCAGTATTTGGCGGCGGCGGTGTTACACCGCGCTTCAGGTGACTGCCCTCATAGGTTCCACCTTCAACTATATGACCTCTTTCAATTTCTTCTTCAATGACCCCCTTCCTATAATCTGACAGACCGCCAGCCAATTTGGGGGAAACTCTAATAGTTTGCGGTACAGTCGGTCTTGCGACTCTCCTTGTCATTACTCACCTCTAAGTTTTTATGGTTTCGCCCCTAAGTTTCGGCACATAGGCTAATACGGGCTTTGGGGGTCTACCACCATTCGGCATATTCGGGTTTACTCTGAATCCACAAGTCTTATCGAACTTGTATGCCAGATAGGCATATATCAAAGCCATAAACCCGTCGTTTTGTTCCTTTCCTTTCACATACATCTGATATGGCATCCCGCTCCTAATAGTCGTTCTGCTTTCCATTGAGCAACAATGCCTTACAAACCATGCAATTCGTTCGTAACTTGCCCATGGGAAGCGAATCTGTCCACGGCGCAATAGATTGAATACCTCATTGATAATTCTATCCTTTTCCACGACTATTTCAAGTTCTTCTTTGTTATATTTCACGCCGCCGGTTACAGTAGGAGCGTTTCTCACGGTCTTAAACCTATCCCCATAGATTCTCTTGAGTTCTCCAGATAGATCCTCAGCGAATCCGATGTCACCCATCGCCGATCTGACACTATATGTTCGGAACATCCTTTCCACGAATTCCTTTTTGGATTCTAGGTCGATCCTCTTGAGTCGCTCAACATATTCTACGCTAAACCTTTCTTGGTGATCGATGGACAAGACGCAACCAGCGCAAAAAGACTGTCCTCGTTTTATGCCATCCATATCGGGTTTGCCACCCCAGTCCACCCCAAAATACGCCACCTTGGTGTCCTTTTCGATCGACTTCGCCATCGACCTATCTGCGTCGCGGCATGTTTTGTAGATCTCCTCGAAAGTGATTGGCATGCCCTGACCAGAATGGAACTCCCCGAGGATCTCGTTATTCCAGATGATCTCGGAGTTAAGTGGATTGCTCTCGGGTCGTTGCTTCATAATGATTTCTTTGGTGAATTCTGGAATGAAAAGCTGATTGTAATGGAAACCAATGAAATCCGCATTTTCCTTGCCAGGAGTTGGAATCCACTTCCCCCTTTCAATCGCCTCGACTTTATCCTGTTCGCAGCCACAGGTCGGGCATTTGACTACATTGCCATAAAGCCATATTTCCTTTTCCCATTTGTCCGATTCGGGCGTATAGAGAAGGAAATAGTTTTTGCATTCGACGCAACCAAGATAAAACCTTCTCTGATCTGACTGTTCCCACATACGGTGAAATAGGGTTCCCTTCTGGCGCGGCGTACCGAAATACACTTGGACTCCACCCGGTTGCGGACCATGCTGGGCACGAGTGAGGCACTTGATGGCCTTGGCGATCGCCACTTCGGTCATATCCTGGACCTCATCGCAGAACAATATGTCGAAAGTACGACCAAGGACTCTCGTCCCCTCGTTGCCCAGCGATTCGCACCAGAGCGTATTTCCGTTTTTGAACTGTTTGTAGTAAAGACTATCTGTGGCTTCTCTTTTGCTGTCCTTTTGTGCCACGACAAATGGCTTGGATCTACCAGGGTTTCTTCTGTCGTCAAAATCGGGAACTTCCACTGATTCGTTGATCATCTTCTCCAATTTATCTTTGGAGAAGGCATGCATGATTTCTAGTTGCGGAAACGCATGCATAACTCTGACTGGTGCTATACCATTTTTGCCAAACACACCGCTGGCCGTAAAAAACAACTCAAGATTGTTTGCGGCCGTTGTTGCGGCGACCTGACGCCCCTTGACCATGACAACTGGCTTGCCGTCGTTCGACATCGAGACATAGGCTATGTGCCGATATATATCGGCCATCCATTTCCAGCCATTTCCAGTTATTCTGAATGGTCTTCCATCCAGCGTAAGATAACTCTCCGCAAAAGAGACAGGATCCATCTTCAGGACTTCCTGCTTCAATGAGTCGAAACTGTTTTCTGGGCGCCAGACATCGCTGGCTGATAAGCTTTTCAGCCTCATAGTTCACTAGTTTACCTTTTGGGTGCTGGAGTATGGAAAATCTCGTCGTTGCCATCATCTCCTTCTGTAACCACAAATACGGCATAGCCCATTCCCGCAAGTTCATCTCCCATATCAGGCAACTCCTTTTTTTCTTCCTTGAGGCGCTGTTTGATATATTTCCCCAAATCATCGTCATGAACATCTATTTCTTCGCGACGCTCATCTCGCAGCATCTTTAGGATAGCAGGAAAATCTATATGGCCCTCGCGGGATTTGCACAGATTATCTATGAAAATCTTGGCTTTTGGATGTTTTTTTAGCACTTCGGGAATAGATGCTTCCTCTTTCGCCTCTTTTGCCACTTTCCTGATATGCTTATCCATGATGTTGGCACCGACAAAATCTCCTTCATCTTCTAGAGCATTCGCCAGTAATAC